TGGATCTGTTCTAATCGTTTCTCCCGTTCTTCTAAGGTCTCTTCAGCCACTGCTTAACCCCTTAGCGACGAATAGGCCAATTAATTCCAGCTTCGCGTTCAAAGCGTCGAATTGCCACATCCAGTTTGCCACGCTGCTTATACGTCATGGGGTCATCGAGCCCATATTTTTTAATATAATTCATATATCTTTTTTCGTTCACCAAAGCATCGGTAAATCGTTCCACCTCGATGCGGTTACCTCGAACTCGCACAGGGATTCGGCGACCCTTAAACATTTTAGAGAGCAGATACTCAATCCAAGCGGCGAGCACATGTAAAATGTTTTCATCCAGTTGCCCTTTGCGGGCAACTCCCAGATCAAACACATACGATTCCAACTGTTCTTCGGTTAATTTTTCCACTTGACGATGCCCTCCGCGTAGCGATACTATAAATAGTTAGGTTAAAGAATATTTAACGGGGACGATATTTGCCACCACCAGAAGATTTCGCCTTCCGATTAGCTTGTTCGCGTTGTTCGTTTTCGTCGCTCTTCTGTTTGGCTAATCGCTGGAGGAACCAACGGCGAATAACCACAGGTAAATTATAGGCTTCAAAGAAGCTCCACCCACCCCAATATTTTAGTTGAAAAAACTCTTCGTATACCGCTTGGATGTATTGGTCACTTAGGCCAAAAAAAGTCCGTGGTCAGCGGCACCTCCAATTGGGATGCGTAACCACACGCTGTACATTCGAATGCCTGCTGCATGTCTACGTTGGGAGTGATCTCACTCAATACCTCTCGGATGTACCTAGAGTCCCTAGCCGGCATCATGTTAATAAATGATGCAATATCAATAGCGTCTGGGTTTCCATTCACACTCATGATAAGTGCTCTCAGGGTGTCTGTAAGATTAGCTTCTTCATTTCTGTTTGTCCGTGCTTTTTTCAACATCTTCATTTCGTCTTTGCCCGTCAAAAAGCGGCACTCTACAGTGACCTTGGTGAAGGGAAGGAGAAGGTTGAAAGTTCCAGCTTCGGATATGGTGATGTTATGGTTCTGTAATCCTTCGTGATGATCACGGCACGGAATGTCCGACAGGTCGAAGTCATGCTCTATAGACGTCTGGCACTGCGGGCATGTCACGCTCGTGGCGTAGTTGTCTCCATATCCCGTAACCCTAGCCGCCATGATGATGGCGTTTTTATCCCCCACCAACAAAGTACTAATGTCTATCGCCTTATTAAGAATAAGGCTCTCAAGCAACCGGTCAATGGCTACACCCTTGGTCAGCAACGATTTGGAGGTCAAGATATCCTCCTCTTTCGCAGTCATATATTTTATTTCTACAGTGTCTTCCTGGTGAAGTGGGTGGCTCGGGGCATAAAACTGTCCCTTGCTCGGGAGCTTTACAAATTCGGTGGGAGCCGACCAATTAAACAAGCCGCCGCCACCAGTGTTCTCGGTGGCGACAGGCGGTATTGTATCTGTATCTTGGGGCATGAAGCCTTCTTGTTGGCCTGTTCGGTCTGCATTTCTATTCATTTATGTAACCTTTCGTTAACTTTCTCTAAAACGATTTTTATACTATGTTGTCTTTGTTGTCTTGCCGAACACTTTCAGTCCGGCGAACTTGGTGTTTTGTCCCACAGCCCCCGCTTGGCTCGGTTTGCCGAGGGTCATCTCTGCCCAATCATAAGCCAACTCCAGAGTAATTTCGTTCATCTCGTCAGAGGTGTAATCGAGACTGCCTCCAAAATCGATGCTTGCTATGGTGGGATTCTTAAGCTCCCATTCCTCCACAACTAATCCTGCTCCATCAATTTGGCTGAGCTTGAGACTGCCGATGGCTTCGGCCATACCCTTCTTGCTGAGGCTTTGCTTGGCGTCGAGGTTGGTGTCTGGGTATGTATACCCGGCAGCCCCCAGGCGATTCAAGAGTGCATAGCCTACATCAGGGTCCACAGGGTCCACGAGTGTCAGGGTGATATTATCCCAAGTAACACGACCCGGATATTTAAAGACATGATCAAGATAAGAGTGTTCTATTACCGATATTGTGACCTTTGGCTTTGTAGCTGTTTTAACAGTCCATGCCGGAATGGCATCCAAGCCGGCACCTTGGGCGGGAATCGACAACTGGAACCTATAACGTCTTTTTGGCTCTATCGAGGGCATTGCCCAAAAATCTTTCTGTACGGCCATTTTACTTTCTCTCCTCAATTATAAGTAGGATGATAGGGAACTTTTTAGTCATCAAAAGATGCTCCACTGTTCATAACCACGAAGTCAATAGCGAAGAATTCGGCAGCCCGAGTTGGCTTAACCATCAGCTTGGCGTAAATAATATTTCTATCAACTAGGTCCGGTGTGGTAGTCTTGCTGTCCAATTCAAGCCTGAAGTCGTCAATGCCGTATCGAGATTTCACGTCTTGAAGAAGTGGTCGAGCCTGAGCCGAGAAGTTGTCCCAAGTTGTTTGAACATTAGGTTCAAACAAAATCCTTGAGGCGATGTAAGAGATCTCTCGCTTCAAGTAAATCATCAAGCGGCGAACGTTAATTCGGTCTAGTGCCGAGGACGTCTGCTGAAGTGTTTTTTGTCCGAAGACCACAATCCCTTCTGCGGGGAACTTGGCGATTGGGTTAATGTTGTTTTCATAGAGGGTGTCTCTATCGTCGGAGGTATACCGAGCACTCACATCAAGAATCGGAAGTCCTGCGGCACCTTCGCTCAATCCGCCGCGTGTGAACCCAGCCGGAGCAAACCATGGTCCAGCCTTTCTATCTGTCGAGGCTAGAACTCCCAGTGCAGCTACCGAGGGTGGTACCCATATATTTCGGTTAGTATTGGTATCCCGAGCCATGAGCCACGGAACAAATGCTGCACCGTAACTGTTGTTAATGTTGCGTGCCTCAAGAGCATCCGCAGCCTGGGTGGCCGTATAATTCCGGCGAGTAGACTCGGAAGCCTTACTATCAGACCGGGGAAGGTAGACGTTAGGCAAATCAATGACTGCCAACGCATCAGCACGATCCTCTACTTGCTCCAGAAGGTAGTCCGTAACAAGTTCTTTAGTTACCCCCGGAATTGTAATGACATTAAACTGTTGACTCTCGGGATCAGCGACCATATTAATTGCCGATCTCAGAGAGAACAATTCATAACTCGTCTTCTCTGTCGCACTGTCGCTATAAGCAGCATTGCGGAAGGGGTTTTTCTCAACAACATCAAAGCCATCTGATCCGCCGTGCATCAAGGTCGTAAACCTATCAAGTCCAGCATTGAGGGAAGCGGTGTATGACCCGCTTGCTGCCGAATAACTTGTTCCGCCCGAACGCGATCCCGAAACATAGCTAAACGTGGCGTCTCCGTTTTGAACAATGTCGTCCAAAGAGAATATCCACCCTGCCTGGAGGGGACTAGTGGTGGCATTAGTGTTCGATCCGTCCGCACCATCCGCTGTGTTTCCTGCGGGGTCCAGAGCGGTACTTCCTTGATAAGTTTCAAGTCCGGAAGCGAGTCCCTTAAGGCACGACAAAACCGACGAACCGAAATTAGGATTGGTGGCCGTTCTGCCGGTCCAAGCACCCCAATACGTTCTCTTAAGAGTACGCGGGGTTCCCCAGGTAGACTTGCCACGGAGGGGGACACTGGGAAATATAATAGAGGCACTATAGCCGACGTTTTCCGGGCCTAAGTCACCGATCCCAGCAGTTGCGGTGTTGCTCCAGAGATCCCCCAAGGTAAACAGGGGAATTCCGACGGAGCCCGTGGAAGGATATCCTCCAGGGTCGCCGAATAGCAGCGGGGTGCCGCCGTCTATCATTGATTGGGCACCTCCACCTCGCGAAGCACTAGCATAAGTTCCAAAGAGGTTGGGACCTCCTGTACCGCTGATAATGCTCACATCTCGGTATTTGGGAGCACCCCAGACACCGAAGGGAAGCAATTCAGGGTCTAGTCCGCCTCGCTCTAACTCGTCATCCACAACAACGCGAACATAATTGGAGGCATTGTCGTAGGTTCCATAAACTCTATTGCGACGATCAGTTTCGTTGTATACTTCGTACTTGTCGCCGATCACCCGAGCGATATAGTTAGACGATTCGGGGTTCAGGTTAACCTCATCATATCTTTCCAGAATACTTAGACGATTATCCGTGTCACTAATCTGACGAATCAGGACGCTAAAGCTGCCGTAACTTTGAAAATCGCCAGTGGGAGCCTTAATGTTCGAGATCGATATCTTAATATCGTTCTGAATAGACGCACCGGGGCTTAACGCTTCTAGGCGGAAAAGGCGGGTCATGTCTTGGGCTACATACTGCGATGGTGTGGCTGACAAATCTTGAGCTATATACCATCCTGTCGTAGAACGCTGGGCTGTGTACCGCTTGTCGTTTCCAACCTGACTCACAGCATACTGATTCCTAAGAGGGAGGACCATAGCGTGGAAGAGGGCTCCCTTAACCGAAGCATCCTCGCCGGCGTTGCCCAAAACTCCAAGTGAAGTGTCCCCCTTTTGTTCTAGGGCTGCCTCATAGCTTTCACCAAGCCAGAATTTTCCGCCAAGGGATGAACTCTGCATAGCTTCCGTCGTCAGAGTGTCATTAGTGACGGTAGGGTTAGTGTTAAAGACCTTTCTCATAAAGTCTTTTCTTTGGCTGTCCAGCGTAAAGGCTGCTTTTTGAAGGCTCGTGGGGGCGACACCACCATCTTTACTAACCAACAATGTAAGGCGTCCATCCGACGTAGATTCGTAAAGCTCACAGTCCGATCCCGTCACAACTTGGTCTACGCGAGTTCCCGAGAGCATGACTCGTCCGGCAGTGTTGTAAAACACAGCCGCCAAGGATCCGGTTGTGACGAGGGGCGTGTCTTCCCAATCCCAGTCTACGCTGCCCGAAGGAAATACAAAAAGTCCCCAGGCTCCGCCGTCGGCGGGGGTAGAATCTAGGGTTCCAGCCTTCCAGCCCGCATAACCAGCCTCGGTTGCATCGCTTTTTTGAGTTCCAAGAAGGCGAATATAGGTGAGAGGAGCGGCGTTTCTAAGGTA